ATTGGCGCGCAACACTTCGAGTTCGGCCTTTTCGGCGGTCCAGCCTTCGCGGATGGCCTTAGCTTCGATCTCGGCATGCTTCCCACCGCAAGCGGCGCGGACCTGTGAAACACGCTCGGTCTCGGCGGCTTGCGCTTCGCGAGCGGCCTTCATGGCGTCCTCATCCACACCGAGGGAAGCCTGCACACTCGGGTCGCCCTGGGTGCCCGTCGTTTGCGTCGCGGTTTGCTCCGCATCATACGCAGCCTGTAGGGCGGTCCGCTGATCTTCGGATAGCGTGGCGGGATCGAACCCTTTGGCCTTGAGCCATGTCTCGAACATGGTTGTCGTTCCTTTCTCCGTTTCTTTCCCGCGCGCCTCCGCAGCCACCTTGGCCGAGGTCTTTTGATCTGCGCCCAGGTCCACAAAACTGATCTCGTTCAACGAGCCCGACCGGATCTCAATCACCGGCCCCTTGATCGTCTTGCCGTTCACGACGACCTTCTGGCCCTCCTTGACGTACTCGTACTCGCCGACACTCATCCCGATGGATGCCTGCCAGGGGAAACCGCGCTTACTACTTGAAACAACCTCGCGAGCCTCGGGGGTGTCGCGAGAAATCACGCCCGAGGCGTATAGCTTGCCGTCGCGCACCTCGATTGCTTCGGTGTGACCCACGCCCTTTTCGGCGGAATGCTGGAAGCGGACCGGGCGTTTTGGGCTCGGGATCTTGAGCCCGCCCAGATGCACGACGACGGGGTAATACGAGAAGTTCGTGATCATGGGGCCACCGGTGTAGGCGACCATTTTGAATGTCGGCGTTTTGTTTTCGCCCTCACCGGAAGCCTCCAGGATTTCAATGGCCTCGCCCGACACAAAGCTAAGTGAATCAGGCAACTTCGGCGCACTTGCATGGAGTTGGCGTTGTTTCCTTTGGCGCTTGCGCATTTTGTTTCATTCCTATTCGACGGGTTCGGGTTCAGGCTCGAGCGTGATGGCCTTCTCGAAAATGATCTGAATGGCTTGCTCGCGGCTGAGGCCCTGCTTCTCAAGCGCTGCGATGCGCTGGAATACTTCCTTCGCCCACTGGTCGATATGCTTCTCGTAGTCAAGGCCCTGCCTGGCATACTCGAGAGCAAGCGTTGTGGTGCCGTTCTTGAGGCGTGTGTCTGCCGCGTTGGCTTCCTTCTGGGGGTCGACGTGGTCGCGGCCATCCCAGTGCCATTCGTGGTCGAGTGCCTCGACAGCACCGACGCTGCGTAGAGCCTGGGGCAAGAATCCCTCGACGAGCACGGCTTCCTGTAGCCACGCATGCAGGCATCGATCGAGGATGCGCAATGCCATGACATTGCGCTCGACCTTCAAGCTCAAATCGAATGCCTGATAATCCATGCGGCCGGAGGCGTAGTTGTAGCCGGAGCTGTTGCAGGCGATGACGTTGAAGGGCACGCCCAGCACGCAGCCGATGTTATTCAGGATCTTGTCGTGGAAATCGGAGAACGAGGCGGTCGGCTGCTCGGCCTTGAGCTGGGAGATATCCCAACCCTCGGGCAAGGAAGTAATCATGTTGCGCTCGATCTCGAGATTCATCCCAGCCGGGACTGACGCCGCACTGCCCGCTCCGTCGCCCTGGTCGTCGGCCATGGGCGGAAAGACTGTCTTTAGTACGGCCGCGAACGACGCCGCAGATTCAGCCGCCAAAAGCACGGCCATGACGTAACGGCGCAAGACCGCGAACAGCGGCAAGGCTGATGTGATCTCCGGCACGCCGCGCACCTGGCCGGGGCGATCGATGCGAACGTAATGGATTATGTGCTCAGCAGCCACTCGGCGCGACTCTCCGGTGGCACTCAATAGGCTGCCATCACCGGGGTGCTGATTGAGGATCTCGTATGAAACAGGCACGCCGTATTGATCCAGCTCGATGCCATCCACGCTGCCCACGTCGCCAAACGTGGCGCCCCAACCCGCCGCGGCGACCTGGTCCGTTTCGATAAGTTGGAGGTCCAGGTTCACCGGCGTACCGTTGGCGCGATTGGTGAAGAGCGCGAACGCCTCGCCATCTTGGGCCTTCGCGGCGCGCATGGTCCGCAGCTTCTCGCCGATGAATACGGCCTGCAGCCATCGGTTGAATTGCTTCTCGACGGCGGAGTTCACGGTCGGGTCATCGGTCTGCACTTGGATGCGGGGGCCGGTCCCAACGGTGTAGTTGCCTATGGATAGCAAGATGTTTTTGGCGTGGGGATTGTTCGCGACCTCATAACGGGAGCGCTCGCGGAGCGTCCTACGCACGGTCGGATCGTTGGCCGCGTTGGCGCTGAGGCTGTCCGCGTTGGCCCAGTGGCGCTTGTTCTCGTTGGTCGTCTGCGCCGAGTCGTACTTCGCCGAAACGCCCACACGGCCCCACTCGCGTTGCCAGTCATAGTTTCGCACCACGACGGACTGAGCGGCCGAGGAGCCGCCACGCTTGGCCTTTGCTTGTTTGCTGCGCTTCCGCTTACGCCCCATCTAGCAACCCCCTGGAGGCACCATTCGCCCGAGCCGGATTCCGAAATGCGGCTTCGCGGCGGCGTCCTGCGCCTTGGTGTACTGGTCTGCGGCGATCTTGTCTTTAATCGGGTGTTGGCGGACCTGTACGCCGTCCACCATGATGTACGAAGGCTTCTGCGCGGCTTCGTTGATGTTCTCTTTCAGGTCGTCAGCCATAGGTCTCGCCTCCCGTGTGGGCGGGGACGATTGCAGGAGCATCTTTTCTTCGACGCTCCTGGCTCGCCCTCGTGTGGGCGGGGACGATTCCATGTTTTTATATATTTACAAGCATAAATATGTGATGACGGGCAAATCGTTACAGATATGTAATGCACCTACGTGAAACAAAGGGGGGAAGCCACTCAGACAAGGTTAAGCTCCCTTCTTGAAACTCAACTTGATCGTTGGCCTTACACAACTTCATGCGCGGCATACTTCGTTCCCATTGGGCGGAAGTCGTTCCCTGCGGCCCTGCCGCACTGCTTGCACTTCATGCCCGGTACAACCGTCCGGTGGAAGTAGTCGTCATCGTAGCCGATTCCCGTTTCCGTGTGGCCGCAGTGCTCACATTCGTAAACGGCACTGAAATCCCTCCGATGCTGATCCGTGATCTTCTGTATCTTCATCTTTTCTCCTTTCGCCCTGCCGACCAACCTTCGCCATTCCTGATTATTTTCGAGTGATATTCTACCTTATGTCTATTTCTAGACTTGTACCGTCACTTTTTTATGGATGTCTGCTCGTATGTCGTCAGGCGGTGGCCACAATGGCGGCATTGCCTCCGTCGCACCGTCATGCCGTCACGGTGCCTCGTATATAGGACCGGGAGGTGTGCGCAGCCACAGCGCGGGCATTCGATGCCATCGCTCGTCGCCGGGAACCGCTTGTCTGGGATGTGTAGGCCCTCGACCATTTATGCCCCCTTCCGGTTATAGGCCTTGCGGATGTCATCAGCGGAGAAACGCTTACGGCCGCGCCTGGGCTCTTGTTTCATTTCTCCGATATGCAGCTTCGCACCCAGCATCGACGCCGCCACCGCTGCGCCTACGGTACAATCGAACCAATGATTGTCCTGGTTGGGCTTCAGCTTCCACTCGTCCACCGTTCGGCCTCGCCCTACCGTGCGAATGCGATACTCCGACGTCATGTGATCCGCGTAGAGTTGATGCCGGTTGGGATCGTTGCCATAGAGCGACAGACACCCTTTATCGCCCTGGGCCACAGCCAGGCGCGCATGAATGAAGCTCTTCCAGAAGTTCGTGTCGTACAGGGCGTGACGTACGGCCCTGCGCCCCATCGTTAGCGGTATGCGCCAATTAAGGCCTGTGCGGCATCCAGCCTCGGGGCGGTATTCTCCCATGGGCTTTCCGGATGCGCCCACGAAGCGGCCGTGGCTGGGAATGATCAAACCAGCGTATTTCGACTGGCGGCAGAATTGATACACGACGTCGGTGCTTTCGCCCCAGTTCGCGTCGACCAGACACTGCGTCACGCGGAGGTGTGCGCCGTCGTCGCGTCGATAATCCTGGCCAAGCTTGAGCTCCGACAATGCTTCGAGGCCCGCAAAGATCTGGCCTTCCATGCCCGCCTTCGGGGCTTTGTGGGCCAGCGTGATCTGCATCTGGGCCAAAGTGAAATAGCCCTGCCGCTGCTCGGGGTAAGTACCGTAATCGATCACGTGCCCCGTGAAATCATCCGCCCACGCACACACGACATAGAAGAGCGCCTTCTTCTGGACGTCGATAAACATCGTTAAATGTGAAACAGAGAGTGGTAGGACGCCTCGCCCCAAACCGTTGACCTTGGCCGCGATCTGGTCGGAGGTCAACAGGCCGTCGTCCTCGTGCTCATCCTGGATCGGGTCGTTTTGGTACTCCGCGAAGAAGGCAGGCTCATCGCGTAGCTTGATGTTGAAAGCGTGCTGCAGGGCTGAGAGCTCGTCATCCTTGTTGTAGCGTGCGGGCCAGGCGACCTCCGCGCCTTTGTCCATGGCATCCCGGTTCGCAGCATAGAACGCCGTGGCTCGGCTCCCATCGCCGCCCTCAATGGCCTCCTTGGATCGGATAGAAGCGTATTCGTCCCACAGCCTCATGCCTGCCTTGTTCGGCCACTTGTTGACCATCTTCGTGCGCTCGCCGAACCAGTGCGGATTCTTTTCCCGGTCTAAGATCTGGTCGGCCACATCGCCCGCTCGGATGACCGTGCACGGCATGATCTGCGCCACCCGCTTGCCTGGACCTGCGAGGCCGTTCACCGCGCCATTCAGTACCTTGTAGCGCTCCGTACATTGCGCCAAGCTGCGAGCGCTATCGTCGGTCTGCGGGTCGTCAATGATCGCCAGGGAGGGCCGCAC